GTTCAACCTTCACAGTGTTTAACACTGGCTTTACAAACGTAAGTTCTACTTCTGATAGTGGAACCGTTATTGACTCAAGCAAGGTTGGAAAAATAAAGGCTCAGAGCCTTGCAGCAGGACAAAACAACGTTGCTCCAGGAACAGCAGTTACTATCACCGCTTATGCAGCATCTTAATCGGAGTCTAAGTAGATAAATGGCACGTATTGCAGGTGGAGGAGCGGCTCGTCGTAATAAACGGGCTGCTCTTCCTTCTGCTCAAGAATTACTTGGAGCCTTTTACGGTTTAGGCTCTAAACAAACCGCAGGTATTTCAAAAATAACTGGATCTGGTGCTGGCATATTTGCTGGTCTTCCAACCGCAAGTTCTGTTGGTGAGTTTAGTGAGTTTATTTCTTTAACTAAAGCAAATGACACGATGCGTTATTACACTGGCACAAAAAAAGTAGCAAACTTAGCAGGAGAGGCACTAGCCCCCAATATTGACAGTGACGTCTACTACGTAGACAAAGATGGAAATTTTGTTGATAGATCCGTATATCGTCAGTCATACGATGTAGATGATGATACTGGTGAGTTAATTGTCCCAGGTGAGCAAGGACCCCAATTTGGAGAGTCCGACGCCCCTGCTCCCATAACAGTTGTTCCAACTAGTACCTCTAATCCAGCAAGGCCACGGACAATTGCGGCTGGATATGATCGTGATCGTCAAGTTATCACAGTTGTGTTTAGAGACGGAACCTTCTACAATTACTACGAGGTAACACCTGGTGAATGGCAAAAATTTAAATCCGTAGTCTCTAAAGGTCAGTACATCTATACCTTCTTAGATTACAAACCTCGTGGTGCTGCTGATGTCTCTACCCTATCTGCTAATGCAAGGAAATCTTTCTACAAATTTACTCGTGCCGCTCAGTTACACTACGGAGGACGTCAGTCTAAGAAAAGGACATAATGCCAAAGGCTCACAAAATCGGACCCAAACACTTTGTACAATTAACAAACTTTCCTTTTAAATGGGGCTTTAAGTTCATTGTCCGTGGTTGGACGCAGGAGATTGAACCTCCATATCGCACATCTAACCCGTTTATAGTACGCTTACCTAGATACAAAGCGTTAGTGTTTGGAGCGTGGAGCGGAATGAAGGATGAAGAGGAAGCATTAAGTACTGCATTAGGAAGGCGGGAAGTTACTTACGATGATTTTACGAAAGAAGCGGGATGGACACCAGCCCCAGACTCGGATCGAGAAGCGAGTATCGACAATCTCTACTCCCGATTTGATCTCATGGATGGAGCAGTCGATGTATACGATTGGCAGACATATCACAATCTGGCAAAGACAGCAGAGTGAAGCAGATCTAGATGAAATTCTTATGGGAGCAGAAGCCTTCCATGCAATTGCTAAAGAGTTAAAACGACGCTCCAAGGCTGTGTTATGATTAACTGTCTTACTCTCTTACAGGTCAGGCGTTAACCCATCCTCAGTGGTGGGTTTCGCTATTTAATAAGGACACTATGTCATTCGATAAAGAAAAGTTTGAAGAGATTACACCTGAGTTCTATCAGACTGAAGAAAAGCCTGTAGAAGATCCAGTAGAAGATTTATTAGATGAACTGTCTCAAAAGTTTGTAGATACTTTAATAGATAAGATGATGGACTTCTTAAAGGTATTAGTTGGACATGATTTACACCCATATCAAAAGCCATTGGCTCGACGTATCATGGAGTCTGTAATTATTAATGATGGCGAAGAAGTTACCGCTCTTGCTTCTCGTCAGTCTGGTAAATCTGAAACAGTTGCCGATACTGTAGCCACACTAATGATTCTTCTTCCTCGTCTTGCAAAATTGTACCCTGATTTATTAGGTAAGTTTAAAGATGGAGTTTGGGTTGGATTGTTTGCGCCAACAGAGTCTCAGGCTGAGACCTTGTTTGGACGTGCTGTTACTCGTTTAACATCAGAACGAGCAGTAGATATTATGGGTGACGTTGAGATTGATGATTCTGCAGTTCGTGTAGGTGGTGTAACTCGACAGATAAAGTTAAAGAAGTCTGGATCAACGATAACAATGATGACTGCTAACCCTCGTGCAAAAATTGAGTCCAAGTCATTCCATTTGATTGTTATTGATGAGTGTCAAGAAGCAGATGACTTTGTTGTTTCTAAATCAATCTCTCCTATGCTTGCATACTATGCGGGAACTATGGTTAAAACAGGAACTCCAACTACAAGTAAGAATAACTTTTATAGATCAATTCAATTAAATCGTAGACGTCAGACAACCAAAGGAAATAGACAAAACCATTTTCAATGGGATTGGAAAGATGTAGCCAAATTTAATGCAAACTATGAAAAGTTTATTCGTAAGGAAATGTTACGTATTGGCGAGGAATCGGATGAGTTCCAAATGTCTTACAACTGCAAGTGGCTCTTAGAAAGAGGTATGTTTATTACTTCCTCAATTATGGATGAGTTAGGGGACACCTCTCAAGAACTTGTTAAGGTATGGCACAAAACTCCAGTTGTTGTTGGTATTGACCCTGCTCGTAAAACTGACAGTACAGTTGTTACTGTAGTTTGGGTTGATTGGGATCGTCCTGACGAATTTGGTTATTTTGATCATAGAGTTCTTAACTGGTTAGAGATGCAGGGAGACGACTGGGAAGAACAGTATTATCAGATTGTAAACTTTTTAAGTAACTATGATGTCCTTGCTGTTGGCGTAGACGCTAATGGTGTTGGAGATGCTGTTGCACAAAGATTAAAGTTACTGTTACCAAGAGCAGAAGTTATGCCTTTAACATCTAGCCCCTCTGAACAGTCTAAGAGATGGAAACACTTACAGGCTTTAGTTCAACGTAAAATGATTGCGTGGCCTGCTCATGCTAAAACTAGGCGTTTAAGAACTTGGAAGAGGTTCTATCAACAGATGGTTGATGCAGAGGTGCAATATAAGGGCCCAAATTTCCTTGTAGCGGCCCCTGATGAATCTTACGCACATGACGATTTTGTAGACTCTTTATCAATTGCATGCTCTTTAACTCAAGACTTAGTAATGCCAGAAGTAGTGGCCTCTAGTAATCCTTTTTTCTAGTTAGACAACAAAAAGTACCGAAAAGGGTGGAAACTATTACCAAGGAAAAGGCCTTTCCCAAATCAATCCTTAAGGAGTCATTATGACAATTTCACCAGCACCTCGCTTTCCAGAGCGTGCACCACAGGTCTATGAGCGCAAGGGTGCAGACAATGCAACTCGCCGTGGACCACTTCGTTTTGAAGAAGGTGTCGCAACTGATACCGATATTCCAAACGATTTTCAATTAGGAATGCAACAAGGTTCTGCAGTGGCTGCAGGACGACCAAACCGTAATGCACCAGTATGGCAGAAGCCTGCTGCTGAAACACTTGCAGAACGTGCTCACGTAGGTTCTGCTTCATGGACAGAGGCACCAACATTTCTTGGTGAGTTTGCTCATGGAACAATGAACGACTACTCAGCCGCACAGATTGAGACAGTTGCTCGTTCAGGTGGACGGACTCAACGTCAGTCCCCAACAGTCGTAAACGACTAAGTAACTTATTAACACCTAACTCCGCTCATGCTATAAGGTATGAGCGGAGATTGGTCATCTACGGAGGAGACGTAAATGCGTAAGCCTGCTAACCCAAAACTTTATGCGATGTTTGTTGCACAAGCACGGGCAAAATATTCTAACTATCCAAATCCTGGTGCAAGTGCGTGGGTAAGTAAGAAGTATCAACAAGCAGGGGGTCAGTATATTGAAACAACTGAAGCATCTCGTCGTGCAAATATGGCAAGAAAGAAACAAGAGAATGTTAAGAGTAAAGAACGTGAAAGTAAAAAAGAAGTAAAGACTTCTAAAAAAGAAAAAGATAAAGGCAAGAAGTAATGTCATTTTTGGACTTTAGTCCGCCGTCATATAGAGCGGCATCCTCTGACTTAACTATTTCTATTTCTCCATTGGGATTAGTAGAACTTGCTGATGAAGAATTTGAAGTCCACGGTCCTCGCCTAAACCGTTATTCATTAAATTGGGCAATGTATCTAGGTCACCATTGGGGGTATCGTCGTGAGCAAGGCGAAATGCAGATCGCTGTTAACTATTATCGGGCGTTTAATGATTATCTTTCCCGTTTTACTTTTGGTCGTGGGGTTCACTTTAGGTCTCCGAAAGCGACTGAAGCGATTGTACCTGACAGGTTGGAACGTGTTTGGACGGTAGATAATGACAAGATGCGTGTCCTACTTGAGATGGGACAGCAAGGCGGAATTACTGGAGATTGTTTTGTAAAGGTTGCATATGAAGAACCTTGGACAGACTCTGCAGGATTACTACATCCTGGTCGTGTTCGTATCCTTCCTATGAACTCTTCTTTTTGTTTTCCAGAATTTCATCCACATGATAGAACACGCTTATTAAGATTTAAACAAAAGTATCGTTTTTGGGGCACCTCTCTAGAAGGCACTCGTCAAGTTTTTACTTACACTGAAATTCTTACTGATGACATGATTGAAGAATATGTCAACGATGAACTCATTGATTCACGGCCAAATCCACTTGGCATAGTTCCTGTAGTTCACATTCCTAATGTTCCTGTTTCAGGATCTCCGTGGGGTCTCTCAGACGCACACGACATCATCACTATCAACCGTGCATATAACGAAATTAGCACTGATGTTGCAGACATCATTAACTACCACGCATCACCTGTAACGGTAATCGTGGGTGCTAAAGCCTCTAACTTAGAAAAGGGCGCAAAGAAGGTTTGGGGCGGTCTTCCAAAAGACGCCCAAGTCTTTAACTTAGAAGGCGGTGCTCAAGGTATTGACGGAGCCTTGAAGTATCTTGAACTTCTAAAACGTTCAATGCATGAGTTAATGAATATTCCAGAAACTGCATTAGGACAAGTTCAACCAATTTCAAACACCTCTGGTGTAGCACTGTCTATTCAATATCAACCATTAATGAATCGTTACTCTCAAAAAGTTGCCCAATACGGAAAAGGCCTAGAAAAGATTAACGAATTAGTAATGAAGACTCTTGCAATTAAAGAGCCTCAAACCTTTATTTACAACCCAGATGAAGATGGACCAATTAAAGAGGGTCAATACCCACAACTTGATCCTAATGATCAAGTTACATACATAAACTACGCACAGTTTCCTCAGCCACTTCCTCTTGATAAGTTAATTGTTTTAAGTGAAATTCAGACTAAATTAGGTATGGGGTTAGAGTCTAAAGAGGGTGCCTTGCGTCAACTAGGTGAAGAATTCCCAGAAGAAAAACTCTTAGAAATTCGTCAAGAACTTATGGCTGATGCACAGGCTGATGGTGCTCTTCAACTTATAAAGGTTCAAATTCAAAAACAAATTATGGATATGACTGGCATGATGCCAGGACCTGATGGCAGTAGCGCTATACCTATGCAGCCAACACAGTTAGGTGACGGCGATGTCATGGGCGATGGAATGCAGGGTCCTCAAGATGATCAAAATCCATTAAATCAAGAGAGTCAAGAGACTAAAAGCATTGCAGTTCAGGCTGAAGAAGAGATAAGAAATAAACTCGTTACTGAGGCTTATGGAACAAAAATTCCACAAAGAAGAACAGTAGACAGAGATTAAATAGATTTCTGATGTAAAATCAGAATTTACCGAGACAGATGCATTTAAATAAAGTGCAATTATCTCGTTAAAACCCAGGGATACGCCGAAAGGCATTCGGACAACGACCTAAGAAAGATAAGTGATAACTATGGAAAACACTGTAGAAACTACTGATTTACTGTCACCAGAAATTGTGGCAGCACTTCCAGTACAAGAAAATCCAAGTGAGGTAGGTTCTGTGTATAGTGCAGATGACATTGCTAAGGCTCGTGAACAAGAGAAAGCAAAGTTATACCCACAGATGGAAAAGATGAAAGAAGAACTTTCCTCTTTAAAGAAGGCCCGTGAAGAACAGGCTGCTAAAGAAGCAGAACGTGAACAACGTATTGCTGAAGAGTTAGTTCGCAAAGAAGCACAAAAGAAAGAAGAAGAGGAATCTGAACTTTCTTTTAAAGACCTCCTAAAAAAGAAGGAGCAAGAATTTCAGTCTCAATTAGAGGCTGAGCGTCTTGAAAGAGAACGTGCCTTTGCTCTGTTAGAACAGGAACGTAAGTTCCAAGAAGTTATGAATTATCGTCAACAAAGAGTTGAACAAGAGCGGGACAATATTGTTCCTGAATTGATTGACTTGATTGACGGCAACAGTGCAGATGAAGTAGAGCAGAGCATCTCAATGTTGAAAGAAAAATCTACTCGAATTTTGTCATCTGCTCAACAAGCAATGCAAAATGCAAGACAACAAATGGCAGGAACTCGAATTACTAATCCTGCCTCAGGACCCCTCGATAATGACTCGGAACAAAAATCGTACTCACCTGATTCGATCAGGGAAATGTCATTGGCGGATTATGCGAAAC